CTGTAAGCACAAAGCATTAGAAAGTGCTATTTTAAGCTCTACTGATTTACTTGAGCAAGGTGAGTTTGGTGCAGTAGAGCTGATGATTAAAGAAGCAGTAGGTATTGGGCTTGCTAAACACTTAGGTACAGACTATTGGGCAAATCCTGTGGAACGTATTGAAAAAGTTAGAAACGCAAGAGGTGGAACAAGCACAGGCTGGACTGAAATTGATAAAAAACTATATGGTGGATTTAATAGAGGTGAATTAAACATATTTGCTGCACCATCGGGAGGTGGTAAAAGTTTATTTTTGCAAAATTTAGCATTAAATTGGGCTTTAGATGGACACAATGTATTATATGTTAGTTTAGAACTTAGTGAAGAACTATGTAGTATGCGTCTTGATAGTATGCTTACAGGATATAACACAAAAGATGTATTTAAAAATGTAGAAGATGTTGGATTAAAGGTTGGAGCTATTAGTAAAAAGGCAGGAGTTTTGCAAATTGTACAAATGCCTAATGGTATTACAGTAAATGATTTAAATAGTTACATGAAAGAGTTTGAAGTAAAGAATAATGTTAAATTAGATGCAGTATTACTTGATTATTTAGACTTAATGATGCCAGCACAACGTAAAGTTCCGCCAAGTGACTTGTTTATTAAAGATAAATTTGTATCTGAAGAGTTACGTAACTTTGCAGTAGAAAAAGATTTGCTATTTGCAACTGCATCTCAGCTAAACAGAGCGGCAGTAGAAGAAGTAGAGTTTGATCACTCTCATATTGCAGGCGGTATTAGTAAAATTCAAACAGCAGATAACGTAATTGGTATTTTTACAAGTACAGCAATGCGTGAACGTGGTAGATATCAAATTCAATTTATGAAAACACGTAGTAGTGCAGGTGTTGGACAGAAGGTAGACTTAGCGTTTGACATTGCAGGCTTAAGAATTACTGATTTACCAGAAGATGAGCAAGGTTCTACTATGCATCAACCTAGTGCAATGCTAGATAAATTAAAAAGAAACACTACAGTGACACATCAAGAGAAAACTATTGCAGAAGAAAGTATAATTGAGGACACAGATGCATCAGACCGCTTGCGTGGTTTGTTGAAAAAAGTCAACAAATAACTGTATAATAGATAAATACAAGTAATATCCAGTTTAGGAGTTTGGGCTGATGAAAAAAAGAACACGTAGTTTATTAGAAGAAATTAATAACCTATCACCTACAAAAGATAGAATTAACATCTTAGAATCACGTGGCACAAATGCCATTAGTGCGATTATGAACGTGCTTGAAATGGTAGATGCAAATTATAGTGAAGAAGATGCCCAAGATATACAAAAACGAATAATGCTTAGTATTAAGAATAGAGATCCTGAACGTTTTAATAGAGGTATAAAAAACCTAAGGAACAAAAAATGAAAATAAGTGACATTGTAGGCACTAAAAAACGTAAAGCACGTGATAGTAGAAAACATCGCAAGATACAGCCTGACAATTTATATACAGCGGATCCTAAAAAGCTAAACGAAGGCGGTGCAATGCCTGGCGTTGGTGCAATTCATCATACTGAAATAGATGCTACATTAGATGCACTAGAAAAGTCGTTGGGTGTGTCACTTAAAGATAATGTTTTAGGATCTGTAGGTAAAAAAGAATACAGTGGCGATATAGATGTAGCAATTAATATACCAACAGAAAAATTACCAGAATTTGCGGCAAAATTAGAAGCATCACCTCTTGTACAAGACGTAAAAAAATCTAGTGTGTTTATGACAGTAGTAGACATTGTTGGATACAACGCAGAAAATACTAAAGAAGGAATAAATCGCACAGGTAAAGTACAAATTGACTTTATGCCAGGTGAACCAGAGTGGATGAAAACATATTATCATAGCCCACACGAAAAAGGCATGAGCAAAGACGGACGTTCTAGTAATTATAAAGGAACATACCGTAATATTATGTTAGCTACAATGGCTGCAGTTTATCAATCAGATAGTAGTGAAGAGCAAAACGAACATGGACGCCCATTAGAACAAAAACGTTGGATATGGAGCCCGTCAGATGGACTAAATTGGATCTCACGTAAACCTAAGCCTAAGGCAAATGGACAAGGCTATACAAAAGCAAACATTGATACAAGAATCGAAGGACCATTTAAGAACCCAACAGAAATTGCAACAAAATTTGGGTTAGATAGTGAAGAAGATCTATACAGTTTTGAGACTCTATTAGCAGCGATTAAGAAAAATTACCCAAGTGATGTTGTTAATAAAATTATTAGACAGTTTAAAGATAATGGTCAAATTCAAAGCATGGGCATTCCAGCAGAATTAGAAGGTGAAGTCTAATGTTTATTAAAGAAATATTATTAGAGAAGGCAGGCAGTGCCAGAATACAACACCTAGAAGATCTTATTCTTTGGAATGGCAAAGAAGGTGCTAGAAAAGCCATAGCATCATTGCATAGTTTAGAAAGCAATCCAAGTGATACAACTATCAAATGGGATGGCTCACCAGCAGTTATATTTGGTCGCAATGAGAATGGCGAATTTGTACTTACAGACAAAAGTGGATTTGGTGCAAAAGGTTATGACGGCAAAGCCACATCAGCAGATGGACTAGAAGCTATGCTAAAGAACCGCCCTGGTTATACTAAGAACCCACAAGAATATGGCGGATTTATTGATCAAATGAAAAGTGTATGGCCTGCATTTGAACAAGCAACACCAAGTGACTTCAGAGGATATGTACATGGTGATTTACTTTGGTTTACAACACCACAAGAAAAAGACGGCAGGTTAATATTCACACCAAACACAACACAGTACTCAGTTGATCCTGCAAGTGACATTGGTAAGAAAATTGCCAATAGTACTACAGGTGTTGTGCTACATGCACACATTGACTTAGAAGGAAATAAAAGCTCAGTTGATGCAACTAAGTTCCAAGAAGGTCCATTGTTAGCAATGCCTCCGCAGACAGTCACTGATGTACCAGACATTCAAAGTGATAAATTAAAAGAACTTGAAAACTTTATTAATCAAGCAGGTGCAGATATTGATGCAGTACTGGCACCACCTGCAGACCTTAAAATGAAAAACTTTCCAGATATATTATACATGTACATGAACAATGCCGCAAAGACAAGATCAACTGGTAAAATTGGCAGTAAGAATTTTGTACAATGGTTAACAGCAGATGGTTCTAAGGTAAGTAAAGCTAAACAAGGAAGACTAGTAGAATATTTAAAGCAACACCAGAAAGGTTTAGATGCCGTATTTGCATTTATGCGTAGCATTGGACCTATTAAAGATAATATTATTGCACAACTAGATGCCAACCCAGCTGATATTGAAGCAAGTACAGGTGGGCAAAAAGGTGGCGAAGGATATGTGATTGGCAAGGATGTCAAGTTAGTAAATAGAGCAGGCTTTACAGCCGCTAATATGGAAAAGAACAATTAGATGTACAGTAAGCAATGTAAGTTACATTTACAAGAAGCAAAAATGACACGTTGGCAACACTTTAAACATGCATGTAGCATTAGTTGGCGTTTAGAGAAGGCAGCATGGGCAGTATTTTTACATGCACTTGCGCCTAGATACTTTAAGACATATGCAAGTGATACATGTGATGCAATAGCAAAAGAGAATAAAAAATGAACGAAAAACAATATACAGCAAAGCAATGGGCAGAACTAGAAGGCGGACATACAATGAGTGAAGATTCAAAAGCTCTACCATTTATGCAGTCGTTAGGCGAAGCACGTATGTACAAATCAAAATCTCAGATAGCACGTGAAGGCGCACGTAGTATTACTGATCATGCATTTGTTAGTATGTTAAGTTTATATGCTATGAGTCAGGATTTTGATTCTGCAACAATGGCATCTAACTATGCAAAAGCAACAATTGCCAGAGGTAGCTTTTCTGCAGCAAGCCCGGGCGGAACAGATTTATATCAAACACTTTTTACATTAAATAAGCCAGATGGATTAATTAGTAGTCCAAACGACAAAATATTAATGAACAAAGTAAAAATTGACAACAACAAAATTAAAGGTTTTCTTAGAAAAATACAAAATGGTAATTTGTCACACGGCGAAGCACAATCATTTTTCTATAGACTAGAAAGCCAACTAGCAATACAAGATCCTAAGTTAAGAGCAGCAAGACGCTTAACACAAAATTGGGGTAAATTAACTACAGCACAACGTACATTAGTAGCTACACAGCTTGATAGATATTATAAAACATCAGCATACAGAAGTGACATGCGTCCACTGTTTATGAAGTTTGCTAAGAGTAATGGACTTATTGTTGGACAAGGAAAAGTTAAAAAGATTGCAAAACGAGTGGCAAGAGGAGCGGCAGCTTTTGCGGCTGGATATGCAGCTGGCAAAATGACAGAGCTATAATATGCGCTCTACAGGAACACAAAGGCCATCAGAAGTAATTGGCGGCAATACGGCTTTTTACACAATATACACACTAATAGATATTACAGATGCTAATGTATCAAGCCCAAAAATAAATGAGAAAAAGTTTTATCAAAGCCAAAACTTAAATACATTTATGCAAGTTATAGGACTAAGAACTCAACCTATAATAAGCAGTATAGCAAAACTAGAATCGCAGGATTTAAACAATCATAGTTTTGGAACTGATTTTGCAGGAAATCAAACTGTTTGGATACTAAAGTTTGTATCTGATACAGATAGAGCATGGTATGAAAATAACAGCTATACTGCATTATTGTTGCAAGATTTTGATTTTGTACCAATACATGATCAGTTAGACGAGACAGTAGTAATTGAAGGAGATGTTATAAACACTAATAGTGCAGACAAGTGCAATACTTACTTCACTTTTAGCGAAAACATATAAATAGTACTATATGCTACGAAGGCATTATGTAGAAATCAGCTCTTTAAGAGATTGTAATTAAATAAAATTGGACGGGAATCATGTCAATGCAACAATCAAGACTAGAGCGTGAAAACCTAGAAGCACATGTAGACTTATGTGCAGAGAGGTATCGCGTGTTAGAAGAAAAATTTACAAGATTAGAAAACAAAGTTGACGACTTGTCTGATTCAATTAAAGCATTATCGGATAAGAACACAGCAGATAAAGTATCAGGAAACAAATTAGTGATAGGTGCTGCTGCAACTGTAATTGCTGGATTATTAAGTACAATTGTATTGTTATTACTTAATCTACAAGGAATGCAGGTGTTGGTACAGTAATGATATTAAATGAGTCATATAGTAACGTTGTTACAGAAGCTAAAGTAGTATATGCTCGCAGAGGCAGAAGTGTTACTACTAAGTTTAGATGTACAGTAGGACCAAGAAAAGGTCGTGTTGTAGCTTCTCCGGCTCAATGTAGCAAACCTATAGACTTAAAAAAGAGATTCGTGCTAAGAAAAACAAGAGCAGCAAAAGGCTCACGTATGATGAAAAAAGCACAAAGAACAAAAAGAGTTAATCCACAAAGTAAAATTGTGAGACAATTAAACAAAGCGAGAAGATAAAATGGAAAAAGCAAGCCTAATTAATAAGTTACAAGAATTTTTAAATGATTACGATATTAAAGTTGATCAAGAGCTATTATCTGCATCGCTGAAAGAACTAAACTTTACTAAAACACTTAGTTTGCTTGATATGATAAAAGATAGAGATATGCAAGGCGTTGCAGAATTGCTAAACATTAACTATGATGCGCCAGTAACAGAAGAAGGATCACCGTGGACAACAACAGGTAAACATCCTGAAGATATGGACGCAGATGAACTAAGAGATGAGCTCGCAGTATTTGATGAATTAAGAGATAGAGGTGATTATTTGTCACCAGAGGAATTAGCACGTGAAGATACATTATTTGATTACTTAGAGCAAATTGATGGACCACAAGTAGATGAAGCATATGGAACAGTTGGAACACAACAACCATCAGCATCAACAATTAAAGCACAATCAACAAAAGATAACAATAATCAGCGTGACTTTACAAACAATCAACAAAATCAACAAAGAAGTGCTACTGCAACTCAACGCACAGTAGCCGGAGGTAATAAACAAGCAACTGGACAAGGCGCAGCAAGATCAGTTGGCGCAGATCCAGATGATGTACAACGTGGACAAAATGCAGCACAGGCAAATGCAAACGCAGAATTATCAAATCAAAATGCGGCAGAAATTGAGCGATTAAAAGCACTCGCATATGGGAGACGTTAATGAGATCTATATTAGGACCAGGCGGAATCCCAACATTTGTAAACAAATTAGAAAATAAAGTATATGAATGCATGATGGAAGAAAGAGTATGCAAAGCTGATCTTTCTGAACGTGATGCATATCTTATGCAAAGCCTAGTAAACAAAAACTTAGTTAAAAAGATTGTTGAAGGCAAAAATGTATATTATAAAAAAACAAGGAGTATGTAATGTCATCGCCAGAAGTACGTGGAATGCAAGATATTTTAGATAAACTAAATGCAGCAGCCGAGAATCATCAAAATAAACAAGTAACTGAATCTGATAATTCAGATAGTAAGACTGTTGCAAATGTTTC